GTGGTAAGGATTGGGACTTTATTAAGATTTAAAGAAAGGGGGTTTAATAATGCTATGGTATCAAGATATGAAACTAAACATACAAGATTATAAAACTGTATCATATTTTGATACTAAAAGTAAAAGGGTAATTAAGTATTATAATATTGAATGTGGCTTTGATATAGAAACAACTTCCCAACTTTACAATAACGAAAAGTGTGCTTATATGTATATATGGGTTTTTGGTATTGGCGATAAGTTATTCTATGGTAGAACATGGGAACAATTTGGTGAGTTTATGCAAATGTTGATAGACCAATTAGATATAAATGTTTTTAATAGATTGGTTATCTATATCCATAACTTAGGGTATGAATTTCAATTTTTTAGAAAGTTTTTCGATTGGCAAAATGTTTTTAGTGTAGATGATAGAAAACCAATAAAAGCACTCATAGAACAAGGGGTAGAATTTAGGGATAGTTATATATTAAGTGGTTTTAGTTTATCGAACCTAGCAAAAAACCTAATCAAACATAAGATAAAAAAATTAGATGGTGATTTAGATTATTCACTTATTAGAAATAGTAAAACCATTTTATCAGATGAAGAATTAGAATACTGTAAAAATGATGTGTTAATCATTCTATATTACATTAATGAACAAATTGAATACTATAAAGATATTACTAAAATACCCCTAACCAATACAGGTAAGGTTAGAAAATTTGTTAAAGATAAATGCTACTATACCAATAAAAATCACAATAAAAGTAGCAAGGGTAAGTATTCAAGGTACAGGGAACTAATGAAAGAATTAACACTAACATTAGATGAATACAAGATATTAAAAAGGTGTTTTATGGGTGGTTTTACCCATGCTAGTTTAAATTATGTGGGTGAACTTATAGAAGATGTTACAAGTATTGATTTTACATCTTCATATCCTAGTGTTATGTTAGCTGAAAAATACCCTATGAGTAAACCTATTAAAGTTGATTTAACTAAAGAAAAGTTTAATGATTTAGTTGCCAATGATGATGTGGGGTTAATGTTTGATGTTAAATTCAAGAACATTCATAGTAAACTAACCTATGAAAGCTATTTAAGTGAAAGTAAATGTATGACTAAAATCAATGCAACTATTAACAATGGTAGAGTGTATCAAGCTGATGAAATTATTACAACTATGACTGATATTGATTTTAGGATAATGAAACAATGTTACTCATGGGATAGCATGGAAGTAGCTAATTGTTATAAATTCTATATGCAGTACCTTCCTAAACCTATCCTAGAAAGCATTTTAGAACTCTATCAAAATAAAACTACTTTAAAAGATGTTGAAGGGTATGAGGTTGAATATTTACTATCTAAAGGTATGTTAAATAGTGTCTATGGTATGACGGTAACTGATATTGTGAGGGAACTTATAGAATATATTGAAGAATGGAACATCATAAAACCTAGTAATGAAGAAATAACCAATCAAATAGATAAATATAATAATAGTCCTAATCGTTTTTTATACTATCCATGGGGGGTATGGGTTACAGCTTATGCAAGGTTGAACCTATGGAGTGGTATTTTAAACATTGGTGATGATTACATCTATTCTGATACTGATAGTATTAAATTAAAAAACTATGAAAAACATTTACCATTTATTAATTGGTACAATCAAGATTTAATCAAAAAGTTAAAAAAGATGTGTGATTTTAGAAAAATTGATTTTGCACTAATGAAACCTAAAACTAAAGAGGGTAAAGAAAAAATGATGGGTGTATGGGACTATGATGGACACTACACACATTTTAAAACATTAGGTGCTAAAAGATACCTAGTTAGATATGATGATGGTAACCTAGCTTTAACAGTTGCAGGTCTATCAAAAAAGAATGGTATAGAGTATATGAAAAAAGTGTGTGATAATGATTACATTAAAGTGTTTAATATGTTTGATGATGAACTTTATATACCTTCTGATGAAACAGGTAAAAATACACATACCTATATTGATGAAGAAATGAAAATACAATCAATAGATTATCAAGGGAATGTTGAAGATATTTATATACCTTCATCAACTCATTTAGGTAAGTGTGAATTTACATTATCCATTAGTAAGCAGTATAATAAATTTTTACTTGATTTTAAAGATGGTTATTTATTTAAAAATAATAAAGGGGTGTAAGCTATGGTAAAGAAAAAACAAGATTTAAAATTTTATAGTTTGGATAACATTCTAAAAAAGAATAGTGTTTATAATGTTATTTTTGGTGAAAGGTCTAATGGTAAAACCTATGCAGTTTTAAAGTATGGTATTGAACAATTCTTTAAAACAGGTGGACAAGTTGCAATCATTAGAAGATGGAAGGAAGATATTACAGGTAAAAGAGCAAGTGATATATTCAGTGCTTTAAACTTCAATGATGAAGTGTCTAAAGCTAGTGGGGGTAAATATCAAGGTATAACCTACTATGCTGGTAAATTCTATGTGTGTACCTATGATAAGAATAATAAACCAATCTATTCAGATGGTGATTGTATGGGGTATGTGTTCGCTTTATCAGATACAGAACATAATAAATCAATATCATTCCCTAGAATTACAACTATTTTATTTGATGAATTTTTAACTAAATTTACCTACTTACAAGATGAATTTGTATTATTTATGAATACCATATCAACCATTGTAAGACAAAGAACCAATGTTAAAATATTCATGCTAGGGAATACAGTAAATAAATATTGTCCTTATTTTTCTGAAATGGGGTTAAATCACATTGATAAAATGGAACAAGATACTATAGATGTTTATACCTATGGTACAAGTGAATTAACAGTAGCAGTTGAATATTGTAAGAGTATGAAAGGAAGTAAAGAAAATAATTTTTATTTTGCCTTTAACAATCCTAAATTAAACATGATTACAAGTGGTGCATGGGAACTCAATTTATACCCCCATTTACCTATGAAGTATAAACCTAAAGATGTGTTATTTACCTATTTCATTATATTCAGTGAAAGAATTTATCAATGTAACATTATCAATGTTGATGGTGAAATGTTCACTTATATTCATGTTAAAACAACTGATATTCAAGATGAAGATAATGACCTTATATACTCACTTGAATATTCACACAAATTGAATTATAATAGAAGTGTGTATAAACCTGTTAATAATTTACAAAAAAAGATTTTATGGTTTTTTGTCCATGATAAAGTATTTTATCAATCTAATGAAGTTGGTGATAGTATTAGCAACTATTTAAAAATAAGTAAGAACCTATAGAAAGGGGTTATAAAAATGGCTAAAATTGATAAGTATTTCATAGGAAGTAAAACAAGGGATTTTGATTTTTTAGACAAGAAAACCAATGTTAATAATAATATTGGGTATATGTTAAACAGAAGTAATATCATGTTTAAGTATAACAATCTACCTAAAACCATACCTAGTAAAGAAATGGAACTATTATTACAAACAAATGGTTTCGGTATATTCCTAAAAATCAATGATGATTATTATATTGTAAATGGTGGTTTAGGTGGTGAAACAGATGTTTATAATAGACCAACTAATGTAGTTGTATCTATACCTTCATTATCTTATAATGCTACTTTAAAACTAGGTGAGGAATGTGTATTGGTTCAAAATGATAGTTTAGGTATTGGACTACTACCAATCTATCAAAAATATTCTAGTCTACTAAATGAAAATATGATTAGTATGTTACTAGCCAATGTTAATAAAAGAATTACATCTTTAATTAGTGCCAATGATGATAACACTGTTAAAAGTGCTGAACAATTCCTAAAGAATATATTTGATGGTAAACAGGGTGTTATTGCTGAAAGTAAGTTATTTGATAGTTTAAAGGTTAATCCTAACAATAATAAAGATTTAGCACTTAGGGAACTCATAGAGTTTGAACAATACATTAAAGCTAGTCTTTATAATGAAATTGGTTTAAGTGCTAACCATAACATGAAAAAAGAAAGAATTACTAAAGAGGAATTTACAACTAATTCTGATAACCTATTCCCATTGGTTGATGATATGTTAAACAGTAGAAGAAAAGCATTAGAAGAAATTAATATTTTATATGGTTTAGATATTACAGTTGAATTTAATAGTAGTTGGAACTTTAGGAATGAAGAAAATTTAATCATCAATCCTAGGGAACAAGATAAAGATAATGAAGGTGTCAATACAGAAGATGTTGATATTCAATCTACTGAAACCATTGAAGATGATACAGAAGA